TTTTTGAACTGAACAACCCAGCCTTCAATTCCTTCCTGTGTCTTCGCTGCATCTAGCATTTTCTCAGCGTTAAACACTCTGCTTCCTGACGAGCTGGGCTCCCAGAAATCTTCAACTTCGTCAACACGCTTCACGTTGAAATTTGCTGCTAGTTTTTTCATCTCATCATGGTCAATGTATTGCCCACTTTCGTTATCACGAAGATGAAGAAGCTGAAGCTCTGGCTTCATGTATAGGAGCACAATTCGCGCATCAGGCGCGGTCCACTCGAAGACAGCGGTCCAATTTCGGTTTGCCACTGCGTTGATGAACTGCCCCAAAGTTGTGCTATTTTCAGACACAAATTTTTCGGCCGCTTGTGCTACGTCAGATGAAAATGTCTTCTTTGACTTCATCTTGACCGTGCCATTATCTGCAATGACGGTATGAACCATGCTCCCATCTCTTTTATTCATAACACGTATGACCTTAGACCAATCTACACGTTCTGAACGAGTGTCTTCGCGCTCTCCAACGTTGAAGAACTTATGTAGAGGTCGACTAACAACTTGGCCAGATGATGTGTTGAAAACGATACCACGGCACTCACGAGCCCAATCGCTATCAAAAGTATTTTCAGCTGACAGCATGTAACAGAAGCAGGATAGGTTACGATCAATTTCTGCTTCGCGAATCTCTTCCTTATGAGATACATGAGACCTCATGTCATCGATGCTCTTAATCGTGATCATTTTTTACCCTTAGGTTTGAAGAAGTATGAACATTATAACATACTTCTCGCACATGCTTAGAAGATTATTCCATCAACATGTTCGCAGCGCCAGAACTAAATGTATAAGATCCGTTTGTTGTTGTGATAAAGAGCTGTGTTAAGCTTCCCGGCAGGTCTACGCGGCCGTTTACTGTGGCAACGGAGACTCTCGAAGAATCATTTGCCATAAGAGTACCAGAGGCTAGCCAAATATTGTCTTGGCCGGTTTTATTAAAAATTAAACTTCCTGACATGGCCCACCCAGGACCTGCTTCGAACCCTACATCATGTGTAGTGGTTGAATGACCTATAGTTGAACCAGTTTTTGACATAGTGTATGTAGTGCCTGTATAACCACTAGTTGCCAATCCTGCTGCCGTTCCAACCCTTATTCTTAGCTGCGTGGCAACGTTTGACGACAAATCCCAAAACATTAGAGTGACTCTTTTGGCCCAACTTGGAATAGGAGTAAACGTGACACCTACTAAACCTGAAGTAGCAAAAGTTGTGAATGGTATATCTAAAAAGAGAGAATCATTTCTAAGTGTAGCTGGACTTATAACCTTTGTGTTATCAGTTCCTTCCTGAATATCCAAAGATGTCGCAAAGCTAACTGAAGACCCGCCAGAACCAGAAGGACCAGTCGGCCCTGTAGGCCCCTGAGCACCAGTTGCTCCACTTGGCCCAGTAGGACCAAGCACTTGGGGCAATAGAGCAGTCCATTTTTCACCATCCCATTTATACGAAATACCGTTAGATGCTAAATGAACTTGATTTTCTGCTGGAAATCCAGGAAACTCCATTATAATTCTCCTATTACTTATGTTACACGGACCCAAATTGTTTTACTATGATATACACTTCCACCACTAGATACAATTACACTGTACGGCTGCACGGCTTTCCATGATCCAACTAAACCAAGATCTACAAGATCATTGCCGGGATTAAGCTCCATATCAAAAGGACCAACGGTCATTACTCTAAGGCTACTTCCATTTCTAATAGTACCAATAGGATAATTCCCTGCAGCGGTGTCATCTATTGATAGTGCGACTTTTATGTCTCCAACCTGTCCAGTTGAAAAAATATCTGTAACTGCTGGACCAGTAGGTCCTATATCACCTTGAGCGCCAATTGGGCCCTGTCTACCAGTTGGACCAGTTGGTCCCCTTATTCCTTGTATGCCATCTGGTCCGGTTGGTCCTTGAATGCCTTGGGGGCCAGTAGGACCAATAGGGCCATCAATTCCTTGAATTCCCTGTGGGCCAACAGCGCCTTGAGGACCAGTAGGTCCCACGCTACCTTGGGGCCCAGTAGGACCAATTGGTCCTTGAACCCCCACTGGTCCTATATCTCCCTGTGGTCCTGTTGGTCCTATATCTCCCTGAACACCTTGAGGCCCGATTGGACCTACATCGCCTTGAATACCCTGTGGTCCTGTTGGTCCAACTTCTCCTTGAATACCCTGAACACCTTGAGCGCCCTGCGGGCCAGTAGGACCAGATGGACCCATTGGACCTGTGGGTCCAACTTGACTTTTTACCTCACCATTCCATTTTTCACCATCCCATATATAGACAATATTATTGGGTGCTGTATATGTCTGACCCATTGCTGGAGATACTGGAAAATTTATTAAAGTGCTCATGATATTAAATTCTTATCCATAGCGATTCATATAATCCAGCCCCAACAGCAGGTCCTACGTTTTTCCATGTTCCAGATGGGGTGACACTTGAAGATCCGTTTGAAATTCTTAGTTGTGAGCCAGAGACGGTTTGTTCATAATAAATTATATTGAATCCAATATATTCAGCTAAAATGTATGTTCCTGTTCCACCGCTTGGTCCAGTACCACCCGCTGGACCAGTAGGACCTGTGGGACCTCTTAATCCTGCCGGACCAGTGGGTCCTCGTTCTCCGGTAGGACCAGTGGGACCATAGACAGAATCGCCCTGTGGGCCTGGAGGACCAGCGGGTCCTGTAGCACCTGTCGGACCAGTAGGACCAGTAGGACCTGTTGGGCCAATTAAAGTTTCTCCTTGAGGACCAGTAGGACCTGTCGAACCAGTAGGACCTGTCGGACCAGTATCTCCATTTTGACCAATCTCTCCTTTTTCTCCAGGCAATCCCATAGGACCCTGGGGACCAGTAGGACCAGTAGGGCCAAATCCATCATTTCCGGGAGGGCCAGTAGGTCCAATTGGCCCTTGATCACCTTTTTCACCGATTGGGCCCACTGGCCCAGTGGGCCCAATCAACACAGTCGTCTCTACAGTCCATTTTTCACCATCCCACAAGTAAGTTTTAGTGCCAATAACAATTATTTGGCCTAAAAATGGATCTGATGGAAAAATTAATTGATCACTCATTTTTAATTAACCTACCCAACTCTTGACCATACAATGTAGCCTTCTCTTTTTGCACTTTCATTTCTATAAGTTCCTAATAAGGATATTAGCCCCCTTCCAGGTTCACCCGTAGAAATTCTTAAATTTGACCCTGAAGTTGTTTGCCCATAACTTGGAATTGTTGCTGTGCCAAATGGTCCACGGTAAAAATAAGCATAAAAATATGATCCTACGCCAGTGCCCCCAGTTGGACCAGTTGGTCCAGTTGGCCCTACTACACTGCTTGTTGCTCCAGTTGGTCCTCTTTCGCCCCAAGGACCAGTTGGTCCAGGTAAGTAAAACCCAGGAGGTCCTTTTTCTGTTCCATTTACGCCAGTTGGTCCTCTTTCACCCATAAGCCCTTCATATCCTGTTGGACCGGTGATTAATAAGTCATTTTGAGTAGCGGGGCCTACAGGTCCCTGAGGTCCAGAACTCCCAGTTGGTCCAGTTGGCCCTCGTGCTCCCTTAGGACCAATAATACCATTTATCCCAGGGGGTCCTATAGGGCCTGTTGGTCCTATAGGACCAACCTTTAAAACAGCTAGTTCATTGATAGGACCTTTAGGTCCTGGCGGCCCAATATCTCCAATATCTCCATTTGGTCCTTGGGATCCAGTTGGTCCCACAGGCGCAAGTTTTACACCTGTCCATTTTTCTCCATCCCAATAATATTGGAATCCATCAGGAGCTACAACTTTTTGACCTATTGCGGGATATACCGGAAAATTTGTCATTTTAAAAAATCATGCTATTCTGACCCAAACAACAGGCGTTCTAGATACATACGGAGTTCCTTCATCAAACCCGGCATCGACCCGATATTGGGTTATAGCTTTCCAGGATCCAGTAAAACCAGGATTTATATCATAGCCACCAACAGTTGAAAAGGGAGCTGATGCCGCATAACGTAAGCTACTTCCACTACGAATTCTTCCCGCAGGTACTAGTTCTGCTACATTATCATCTAAACTTACTGCAGGACATATATCGCCAATTTGCCCAGTTCCAAATATAGTCGCAGTGTTTGTCCCATCTGCGCCTGGAGCGCCCTGCAACCCCGTAGGACCTTGCACTCCATCTGGTCCAGTAGGCCCTTGTGGACCAGTAGGCCCTTGTGGACCAGTAGGTCCGGTAGCTGGTCCAGACACCTCTACGAATGCAGTCCATTTTTCACCATCCCATTTATATGATTTTCCGTTAGGAGCTAAGTAAACTTGATCTATTGCTGGTTCAGTAGGAAATTGCATGTTACTCTCCTAAATATTAAGAGCTTGAACCTGGGCTCAAGTCAATCCACGTGCTTCCTATATATACATAAGCACGCATTGTGTCATTGTTGTCAAAATAAACGTCACCTACTCTAGGGTTTTCAGGTGGAGTACCAGATACTATCACGGTGGGCGGTGATTCACCAGCTGAAGACCAAACAGTGCCATCCCAAGAATACTTTACATTGTTTATGGCTACATATACTTGTCCAACTTGAGGATTTTCAGGAAAAATTATCATAATCAAACCTCTTTATAGTTTAGAAGCCATAGCAAAAAGATCATTTATCTGTTCTGCAGACATATTCATTTTAGTCAAAAGCTCATTTATCCAAGCGTCATTTCTACTTATGATGGTAGAATATTCCCACTCAATTTTAATCTTTTGATCAGCAGCGCTATCTCCCAGTCCGTTAACTACGGATACAGTATCTTGCAAAATGCCTTTTTCTAGAAGAGCAAGTCTAAGTTGTCTCATACTAACACTTATTGGGATTAATACTGTTTCTGGGATTGCAGGAGGAGTATATTCTTGGATTTGGCCAAATAATCCTGTTTTTGCGCTCTCAAACAGTTCTCTCCCATATCGCTCAGTGTCTTTAGATGATGCCGTGAAAGGCACTTCCTCTGATATATGGGAAAATTTAACTATTAAATCAATAGCAGACTTTTCTTCATTTACCCACTTGGGTGATTTTGCATATTCTACCGTCACTGACATTTTTACATTCTCCTTAGTGTTTAACTATCCACTTCAAAATGAATTCTTTTGGAATTTCATAAAATAATCCATCTTTTTCACCATTATCCATTAACTTATGTATCCTGTGTCTTCCATCAATAAGCCTGTACTTTTTATTATAGGGATTTTGCATCTTTGAGACTATCATCGGATAATTTGTGTTTGCTAATTGATATCTAAAAAAATCCCTATCTATGTTACCCTTATATGCTATTTCATCAAAAGATATTCTCTGCGGCTTCAACGCATTTATCTTTATAAAATTAAATAGAACACCATTATTTATTGAATAAACGTTTTCATCTATACGCCATTCATCAGTAAACCAATGCATTAAAGTTCTTCTATCCTAAAACCAAAACTATATCTATTAGTGTTAGAGTAAACGCAGTGCCAAAATGGTTCAGTTTTACTTATGTCGAATTCCCTTATAATTATCTTTTCATCATCAACATCATCAATCACATTTCTCCCGTTAACATATTTAAACCCAGATTTATATGAATCATCCACTACGGTGATATAAACTCTTTTACATGGAAAATCTGAATTAGTATGCCATCCCATATATCCACCTTCTGGATAGATAAAATTTCCACTTGGCTGTATAGAAGAATTAGGATACACCTCAATTAAAAATCTAATAAGCTTTAAGTTATAACTGTGTGGAAAGTGAATCAACTTTTTGTATTGCGCTATATCTAGATTTATCCCACGATCAATTAGAGACATTACAGCACCATGTGATACTTCATTACCATATGATGCTGTGGTGTCTTCTACTGTTTGGTGTTTAGTCTTTATATCTTCTACACACTCTAAAAGCTTTGAACAAAAATCATTGCCGGCCTTTATTCTTCTAAGTTTAGACATAACTATACTTATCCTTATAGTCTACTAATAAAATTGCCGGCATTCGAGTATAGATGTGTCTTATCTCTGTGATATTGCTATAATTTGTAGAAGTAGTTAAATCTCTAAGCGCCTGTTTATCTGCTTCTATAGCAGATGCTGCATCCATTTTTCCTAATGCGATGGCGCGCTGCTGTAAAAAGTCAAGCTTGCTCAATACTTCTTCCCTCTTCTTTCTTATCTCAGTAATATATACTTCCCGTATTGCGTCAATATCAAAATGAAGTGCTGTTGGGTTGTCTTTGTTGTCAAATTTGATACATTCTATATGCTGTGTCATTAATTCACTCTCGGTGGGGTTTATTAAAAATTTAGCGCCGTGACCAATTACTCCCATATCCTTTAGTCTATCTACTGATCTATTGGAGATAATCATCGCTACCTTAGAAGGAAAGATAGGGTGTGTGTAAAATATTTTTGATACTGTCATTATCCTCTCCCAACTACAACATTTAATGTGCCTGAATTAAAGTACGATTCACTGAATAACGTGGCATTGTCGTCAAAGAAATTTTGTACTGATGTTGATCTAGAAATAACCACCACATCAAAGAATGTTGGTTGAACATTTTGAGTATATACCATAATATCTGTTGGCGCGTGCCAAGAACTATTAGGTGTCTTTGAAGATGGCGCAGAGAAAGTGACTGCAGGAACTCCTCTTGGCCGTTCTGGGTGAAACACTCTAAACTGACCGGCACCAAGTTTTGAAGCTGTTATAGTACCAGAAACGCTTCCTGATTCTATGTCTATCACACCAGCAGAAGTAACACCACCAGGCACTCCTTGTATGCCCTGAGAGCCCTGCGGACCTTGAGGCCCTCTAGGACCTGCCGCACCTTGAGGTCCTACTGGACCCTGGGGACCTACAGGTCCAGACGGTCCTGCTGGTCCAGGAATTCCACTTGGGCTTAATTCAACCCATGCATTATACCAAACGAAAGCTCTGCCGCGTAAGCCAGTGTCAAACCAAACATCCCCAAGTCTTGGGGCCCCTGGAGGCTCAGCTGAAACATAAACTGCTGCAAAGTCTGCCTCTTTCCAAAAGAGATCAGATCCATCAGTGCTAAGCACCCGATCTTCATTTCCTGGTTGGAATGGAAGTAAGTTGTTAATTGCGCCTATTACAGTTGATGCGCCGGTTCCTCCCTTAGAGATAGGAAGGGGTTGGCTTTCTAAAAGTGCTTGAAGCGCATTTTCTGCAGTTGTTTGTCCTGTCCCGCCATTTTCTATAGGAAGAACATCTCTCCATTGCAAATTTGCGCCATCAGTAATTAAGAAATAATTACCTTTACCTTGTTGATTTGGGATTATTAAATCTATCAATCCGGCAATTGAATTTTTTCCTGTTCCACCAAAGCCAACACCAAGAACACCTCCACTTAGTGTGATTGTTCCAGAAGATGTTACTGGTCCTCCAGTAAAGATAAGACCTGATGGACCACCAGAAACATTTACTGAGCTAACGGTTCCAATAGTTTCCCAAGCAGAATTTTTTCTGACCTTTAGTCTTAAATCGCTCGTATCAAACCATAAGTGACCTTGCTGTATTCCTTCAGGCTCGCTGGTTGATGCTACATTTCTCAGAGAAACCCAACTTCTTTCTGATGTTATCTCATTAACGTCATAACATATCTTTAGATCCCTTTGACCATAATCATACCAAAGTTGACCTATTGTTGCATTATCAGGTGGATATGAAGAAGCAAAGTTTTCTAGCAGTCTTAGAAAATTTTCCTGTTGGATTTCTCCATAATCAGGAGAAGCTCTTCCTGTTAAAACTAGAGAAGTGCTTGTGTTATTTTTCTGTTTATCGGGCAGTAAGATTGATGATTGTTTTCCAGGTATGACACCATTGTTTGGCTCGCGCTGGTGGTCAGGATGTAGACTTTGCCAGTCTATTATGTATGACATGTTTTCTCCTATGTGCCAGTTCACATTATAAAAATACAATTTTGGTCTTAGAAATTGCTGGTTTTTTCTAATTATTATTATTTATAAAAACACTAGGGCTAGTCCTCCTTTTTAACTAGCCCTAGGTCCTTGTTTATAAACTAAATCTCAATAAGTATCGGGAGCATCAAGTAAATTTAATATCCTTTGAACTAATTGAGATCTAACCACGTCTCTATTAAAAAATTCAATGTAATTTATTTTCTCGTCCCTCCCTTTAAGTTTACGAACTATGTACTGAAGACCATTTTCCCAATCGTCTCCAGCGCCTTTTGGCTTTCGTAAGTCTGATTGACTTACATCGCCATTAATAGCAAAAAAGCTATTAAAACCAATTCTAGTCACGAACATTTTAACTTGTTCTACAGTAGCGTTCTGGCATTCATCAAGTATTACGTAGCAGTTTGATGATAAAACACCACCATTTGTGAAAAAGTTATGATTGTCTTCTACAGTAATATCATAGACATCATCGTCGCTGTTTATTATTTCGATTTTTGAAATCTCTAATCTTATGCACTCTGATCCTTTTGAATTTCTCGCCAGTGGGGGTTCATCATTTTGAGCCTCGCTTAGACTTATAATTCCATCCTCTAGCGTTAGATTTACCATAGGTATATATCCGCGCTGAGTAAACAGCTTATGATCTGGTGTAGCTAAAATCTCAGTCCCATTTTTAAGAGTTAACTTAACCAGTTTTTTATGCTGGTTGGGTTGCTTAAAGGCAAACTGAATTTTTTTATTTTCTAATTTTTTACTTTCAATGTTATAAGTGACAACTTCTAATGATTTGCCAGAACTGAATTCTTCAAGCAAAGTATCCATCCTGATCCATTCACCAGACGAAAGAAGCACTTTATGATCAGCTGGCAAACAGTTATTAAAACTCCGGCCTCTCATAAATGCTAATGGTGCTATTTCTATCTTTCTATTTTCAAGAAGCTTCTTTGTCATTGTAGGACCAACGTGGTCTTCAATGCTATCTAGAAGTGGTAACAGATAGGGATCAAGCTTTTCTTCAAGTGTACCTGGCAAAAATCCTAGGTGCTCTCCTGCCTCAACCACTGGTCTAGTGATAATGATTCTATCTACTTCTTGATTGATTAATTTTTCAACTGCAATTGCGGTAACTATGTATGTTTTACCCGAACCTGCTGGTCCGTTGCATATTGTAAGCGGTTGTTCTCTAAGAGAATCAATATACAGTGCCTGCGCTGTATTTTTTGGTGTTATTTTATGTCTTATACTTATGTTTTCTCCATTTGCCTTAACTGTGTTAGGTGGATACTTATTTCTCTTCATATATTATCTCCGTTTGTGTTGAGTTGATTAAATCACCAGGCAGTGGTTTATCATCGAAGACTGTTCCTCCTTTCTTTATAAATTTTTCCCTCGTTAATTAATCTTGACGCCTTAATACCCATTTTACCCAATCTATTGTATCTAGATCTTGGTTTACGTACTGCTTCTGCGCCTCAGCTTTAGCAGATTGATTCAGTGAATCGAGAAGCCAATTAGCCATCTCTACAGATTCCTCAGGTGTTAGGTTTTTAACTGCATCTATCATGGCTGCATTCGCGTTCATTGAATAAGAGTTCAAATCCCGCGGCCATCTCAATGATGATCCATTTTTAAAATGTGATATCAAACTGGCCATAACAAAATACTGAACATTGTTAGTAACTTTGCCAGCATCAATGATTTGTTCAAGCGTCATAGTTATATGGATAGGAATAACACCCTCACCTAAATAGTGACCGCCTTTAGTAACATTTTTTATTTCATTTAGTTTCATATTTTCTCCAGCTCAAATTATTTGAGTTATAGCCTGCATGATCTATTTATAGTGGCTCAACAAGACACCATAAATAATCTATGAAACTTACTTAAATTTAAGGGATAAAACTATGATAGCAGATAATGTCATACCACCAAGAAACGAATGGAAAAACCTATCATCTCAGCAATTATTTGATTTGAAGTCAAAAATGCAAGAGAAATATTTAATGATGGCTGGTATAGGTGCCAGCTTTACATCACAATATTTAAAGTTCCTAAATGAAATAGACGTCTTTATAAAGATTGCAGAAACAACCAAAGATGAATATTAATCCTTCTTAAAGACGTTGTACTTGCCTGGAGAATGACCCGGGGGAATATGACCCCATACCCACAAGCTAGTGAGCTTCCGTGTTGGTATCTTTTTACCATCTTTATTTAGTTTGAAAAGAGGGCCATCTACACCGCTCATCCTAGACACGAAGGATATCTGCCTGTACATCCAGTTGATATCCTCAGATGTCCATTCAGAAAAAGGCTTTTCTCTCATTCTTAAAATTGCACGAGCAGATCCCCGCCCAGTTTTTATACCACCTGCTTTTTTTGCTTCTTTAGGACTAAGTCCTGCTTCCTTGCCCTCCGATGTTCCTAGGAACATCTTAAGCGTGTCAGTTGGCATGTTGACTAGCTTTCTCCAGCGCGCATAGTCTTTTCTAACCTGAGCCATATCTCTTTTTGATTCTTGAAGAATTTCTACTATTTTCATGTTAATCCTTTTTATACCGTGCAAACATACCTGACTGTATCCTTATTCCTCCAGAATAATTATTACTGACTTTAGCATACAGTTTCAATATACTTGTTTCTACCATTCCTGCTAATCGCGTTTTTAAAAATTTTAATGGAAAGGCATATATGTAATAATTATTATTTACGGCTATAAGTTGAGCGCCTATTTTTCCAAACAAATGATCTAATAGTGTATCTGTGTCATACTGACTTTTTGCATATGAATATTTTTCATGATGAATGATAGAATCATGTATAGCAAAAAAACCAGTAATCTCAATGTTTGGGTCTTCTTTAAACTTTAACCAGCCTCTTTTTCCACCAGGAGTTTGGTATTCCCCACTAACTAATGTTATACCAAGTCCATACGGTTTAGGTCTTAAAGCAATCTTATACAAATATTGCGCTACCCCCATGCCTCTATATTTTGGATTTACAACTATGGCATCAACTGTATAAGAATCATTATCAATAAATGCGGTTAAATCTAAGCTTAGGACTCCCATAAGTTCTTTATTCAAATTAGCAACAAATATCCATACGCGTCCTCCTGGCTTTTTTACTATACTATGTAGTATATCTTTATTATCCTTTAGAGGTTTAAGATATTGTATGTTTTCGTTGTAAATTGTACTATATCTTTTAAGCTCATCACTGCCTGTAAATTCTCGGCTTCTTAGTGTGTAAATTTCTTGTAGCTGCATTTGTTTTTGTTCCTAAGCTTAAATAGCTTATTTATTCTCTAAAAGAAAAAGGAGCAATATTATTGCTCCTTTTAGTATCAACTCTGCCTTTTTATTTTTTCAATGAAGTTGCAGACTTCATCATTTTCATCAGATAGGTTAATTTCTCTTCGTCCAAATACATTGATAGGATGCTTTTCAGTTGGTTTGAATACAACTTTTGGCCGCCGGGGAACAAAGAAACGATAGTTAATTCGAATGATTACACTGATAATATAAGCGCCCATCAAAAGAGGGATCCACATAGTGATCTTACTGTGCGTAAAAATAAAGTGAAAAGAAACCCTAAATAGATCAAATAAAAAAATTGGAATAAGATGGGATGCATCAAACAGAGAAAAAGTTCGGTCTATAGTCATCAAATAGTCTGATGCATAAAGCCTTGGCAACTTTTCTGCATATTCCCTGAAGTATGTGCTGTCGGCTGGTTCGAAGAAGAAAGTGACCATTATGCCAGTGAAAAATGACCAAAAATACGTCCCAATAATTAAGAAAGTTGCCAATGCCAGTTCAAGTGACTTTTTATATCCTAATATAGCCAGGATAACAAACGGGATAGCTATATAAAAGGCAAATGCCAAGATCAGTCCCATAACACATCTCCATCAAATCATCATCATGCTTTTATTATAACATATCCCTGGGTTATTTTTTAGATAAAGTGCAAAGCCATGCTAACTAGGCTTAGGACAACACTCAATGTGACAAGGGACAAAAGATATTTGTACTGCTTGTTAAGTTTTTCATTTTCGTCTTGAACACGCTCATTAGTCCTGCTAAGCAATGATTGCGTTTTTTCTAAATCTTCTTCAATTGCAGCTAAGGTAGAGATGACCTTTTTTGAATGATCATCAAACTCTTTTTGTGATGCAACATTATTTCCCAAAATATGCATATTAAACTCCTATATAGTCTTTGTATAAAGATATGAATGAACTTCTATCAAACGTGTGTGTTCCTAGGGCCGGATCTAAATCAAGGATTGTCTTAAGTCGGTGATAGTCCCCGTCCCTATCTTTGAAGAACATGCCCTTATTAATTCCTAAGCTTTTAGAATTTAGCTTTAAGCTAGCCACTTCAACTTCCTTTTTAGTTCCCTCAGGGTTTGATTTATCTGTAAAGATAGTAACCTTATCGTCTGGCTGCGGAAGATGCTGGTCTCTAGAAATTTTCCCAAATGATTTAAAAACTTTACTAGACTTTTGGTACTCAACTGAAGTACCATTTATTTCAGAGATATCAAAAAAATACACTAAAATAACATCACTCGTTTTTGGTATCCTGACATATACAGCGGGTCCACCTTCTTTGTACTTGGTGTATTCTACTACCTTATATGTTCCACCATCCTTAGTAGTAATGGTGTCTTTATGTAATGGAACTACAAGCATGATTACTCTAGATTATCAAGATCATCTTCGAGCTCTTGTTCTTCTAGCTCTCTGATATACTTTTTAAAATTTATTCTCTGGGCCCTTTTGTCTTGAAAGTCCTCCGAGAACCCTTTAGTATGCCTTTTCTTTTTATCTTTTTTCCTTTGTTGCCCAACAAAGGTGGAATACTCTTCAAAAAAATTCTTTGACATTTTAGATAATAACTCCTTAGAGATTGTTTGGAAACTTTAAAATATTTTAAACCTGCGGTGAATATCTACTATGAATTATTTATGATGTTGATAATCTTCATTTGTCCAAGAGCCATAACGCTCTTGATATTTCCGGGTATTTTGAAAATTCAGAATTTAGTATTTCACTTATGATTGACCACTCTCCTCCGCCAAGGCCTGCACCTATTAAAGGATAATTTACAATATGATATTTATATATTTCGCTTGTTATTCGTAGTATATTAGCAAATGAATTTGCTATGGCATGATAGTCAACATATTTTTTTCCGCTTCTACCAAAATCCTCTTGTGTTATCGCGTTCATTATGATGATATCTGCACTATGCTGATATACTACAACATCTCCAAGAATTGATTTGGCTGAATTCTTTCTAGTTCTCCAGCGGTCGCAATAATCAGCGTATTGTAGAAAACACTGCGGGTATCTAGCTTTTATTTGTGCAGCTAAACCTGATCCCATTACACCATGGGAATTACAGCCGTGGACTATGATTCCATGGTCAATGCTTAAAATATCTCCAAACTTTACTGAAAACTGTGTCATACCGCCATATCTCCCTTAATTGGCAGATGGCTTTCATAGCCGTGAAGAGTTATATCAGACATCTTAAAATCATCAATGTTGCTTATCATAGGATTCAATAGTAATGAAGGCGGACTAAAGATGCTTCTAGTTAATTGTTCTTTTACCTGAGGTACATGATTTTTGTAAATGTGTGCATCGCCAATGGTAATGATAAGTTCTCCAACGTCTTTGTCAGTGACATGAGCAATCATGTGAGTTAGTAGCGCATATGATGCGATATTATATGGGAGACCTAAAAACAGGTCATTTGATCTAATGTAAACCTGGCAACTTAACGCATTGCCTTTACTTACATAAAATTGTGCAAACATATGGCATGGAGGCAATGCCATTTCATCAAGCTCACCAACATTAAATGCTGTTAAAACCATACGCCTATCAGTTGGGTTTGTTTTGATAGTATCAATGATCCTTTTAACTTGATCGATATGCTCAACAGTCACCTTGGCACCAAAATATGTCTTTGCACCATTTTCTTCATGATGGATCAAGTGATCTTGATAATTCTTAATAGTGTGCCTTGCCCATTTTCTCCACTGCACCCCGTAGATTCTTCCGACGTCACCATTAAATTTTGATTTACTTTTCCAATATGGAGCAAAAGAATTTGCAGTCCAAATTGTTACCTTTCCATCCGGGGTGCCATGAGTTATTTCTGCTAAGCGTCTTTCATCGTTACTTCCTTCTAAGAACCATAAAAGTTCTCCCGCGATGGATTTGATTCCCATCTTTTTAGTAGTTAGTAACGGAAACCCTTGTTTAAGGTTGCATCTTACCTGTCGGCCAAAAAGAGAAATGGTACCGACACCAGTTCTATCGTCCCTCATTTCACCATGTGTCAAAACATCATGCAGAAGATTTAAGTATTGCGTTTCCATCATATGTAAATTTCCTCTG